TGCCAGCCATTTATACCACCGTTAAGTTGCCGTTGACGGTGAGTGTCACACCAGTAGCGAGCGTTAGTGGCCCAGCGCACGAGGCGTTCTCGTCTGCGTCAATTGTTACGTTTGAGTTGAGGGTCTGATCATTCACTCTGAAGATGTCGGCTGCGCCTGTGGCTGTACCTACAGTGCCACGATCACCCTTGTAGAACCCGCCGCTGTTAGCAGTCTCGAATGTCGTATAGGCCACAACCTCAAGAACATCGCCCAAAGCAGCGCCTACCGTCAGCACGACATCAGAGCCGTTCGACGCTGTGTAGTCTGTGCCGTTTTGCAGGTGTACGCCGTTAAGGAACACGTCGAGGAAGCTGGGCGTGTAGCCACCTGTAGCAAAGCTGGTCTGTCCTGCTGTAGAAGTTATGACGTCCCTCGTTTGGGTGGCCTGTGGGACTGGTTGTGCGCCTATGTATCCTGACATTAGGGTGTCTCCAGTGTTCTAATCTCTTCACGCCAAGCCTGTCTGTCGGCAATGACATCAGCTTTGTCCTGATCGTAGTCAGGTAGAGCCACGTAGTCCGTCTCTTGCAGCATCTTCTTTAGCTCTGCGATGCGAGCATCTGAGGTGCGACTTGCAGTAAGTGTAGCTAACTCCGTGTCATAAGAGGAGCGTTGCTCTGTAGTCAGACCGTCTAGATCAGACCAAGTGTCGCCATCATCTACAGAGAACTCCGTATCGCTTCTTACTGAGAAGTCATTGTGGCCCAGCGTCAGGGCGAGTGCTTTTAAGTCTATCATGGTTCATACTCCATATAGAACAGTCGCCCATCATCTATAGAGCTTGTGGCGTCGAAGACTTCATAATGGCGAACTGCTACATCCCAGACACCGCTGGAGCTTAGGTCATCCTGATTAAGAATAATAGGAAACGTCACTGCTATCTCTTGATAGCCATTTGTCGTGCTATTCTCAGAGCGTAGGTTTTGCGCCAAGCTGCCAATAGCCGACCAACTACCGCTAGAGTTAACGTGGTGCGCCCTAGCCGTGTTGCCCATATCTCCGTCATCTTGGTCACCGTTAGCCCTCATCTGACAAAAGAGCCACCCCAAAAGTTTGCTGGTTGATGTCGTTGGTGTTATCTGAAAGCGAGAAGCTGTTTGATAAGCCGTGGAGGTTGTGCTGTAATTTGCGGGGTCAGACAGTTGTCCTGAGGCAACAATCGTGCCGCCGCCTATGAATTGGTTGGCTGTGACGTTACCTGATGTGATGAGGTCACCCGTCATAGTGTCGCCAGCCACTTGCACAAACTCAGCGTCAGCGTCTGTGCGAGTGTAGCTATCTACCTGCGTGACTGATGCCTTTGATCCGATATAGCCAGCCATTAGTCAGCCTCCTGAATTGTGAGTGTGCCAGCGTCAACCTGCCGAAGTATCTCTGCGTAGTGGCGGTTGGCTAAATCTAACGGAACAGACATTTCAGTGCCGTCGATGGTGGCAATTATACCCACGTGATCGGTTTGATACTGCACATACTGGGCAGATGTAATGTTCGTATTGTCCATTTTACAACTCCGCATCCAAAGTCCAATGACCCGCCATAAAACACCCCGTTATGTTTGCTGTCGCCCCCGCTTCACAACTCCCAAACAACGAATAAGATGTTTTTGGAACGTTTGAGGGACTATCATCATAGATAGTTAAAGTATTAGTAAGGTCACGACGCTGAACATAAAACTCATCAATAGCATCCGTACCAGTCACAACTGTAATAGTCGGTGTCGATCTGAGGGCAACTGGAAGTGCCACCCCACCCGCTGCTTGGTTTGACCCACCACTAAAAGAAACAGGGCCACACGGGTTCCACTGAAAAAACCGCTGACACCTCGCCAACTCATCCGAATAGCTGCGATGCTCGAAGGGGGTTGCTGTGTCGCCTACTTCTAGCTGGACGCCTGTGATGTACCATGTGGCAGAAGATGTTTCTAAAAGCTCGGTGTCTGCTTCAGTAGCAGATTGTACATTTGCTGTTGCATCCCACGAACCCTCTGCTTTCTTAACCGTCGAACCGCCACCTAAACTCCAAAAGATAGCCATTTCTTGCGTATTATCTACGTTCCATGTTCCTACTGTGTCACCCTCAAACACAATAGTTTTGCGCTCCCAAGTATTCGCAGTGTCTATATCATATGTAAAAGCATAGGATCGGTTGTTATTAAAACCATTTACAATAGCGCCACCAAACTTACCTGTTACAGAGCAGCGGATATAAAACGAAAGCGTAATCTTCTTTGCGCCAGAGCCACCAAAGGCAAAACGCTCTATTGTATATCCTTCTAATCGTTGAGTTAAATACGCAGACCGATTATACCCAATTGATGTATCTGCCGTGTCTACGTTTACCTTTAGCGACTTAGAAAACCCGTCTGGGCTTTCACTATCCTGAGAAAAGGTCAAAGCTCCATCTGTATTTTCGCGGCAGTACCAGCGATCTAGGCCATATGCGTTTGTTACAGTAAACGAACTTCCTCGTTGAGATATTCTCATATCACCGTTTACTATAACATTTCGGTTCGACAAGGCACCGTCACTGGTAGCCACATCGTCTAAACGATCATTAGCATTCTTAGCTAGATCGGCTAAGTCCCGTGCCTTGCTCATTATGTCTGCTCCAGTACGCTCAGGATCACATCTGCTGATGTTGCAGTGTCAGAGGTGACAACAACAGTGTCAGTGGTCTCAAGAATGATTTTGCCGTCTAGCACTGATAGGGCTGACCCAGCAGGAATAGGGGCATCCTTAATGACGTACACACCAGCAGCCTGTACGTCGATCTTGATCTGGCTTGCTGTGGTATTAGCGACTGTCAGGCCGATAGTCACCGAAGTCGTACTAGCTGGGACCGTGTATGTCGTGACAGCAGATGTGCCTACCGATGCTGACGTGTAGTTCTTGAATGTGTTTGCCATGTGCTTATCCTAACGCGATGGATAGAGCTAGTGCATTTGCCTCTGCATCAGCTAAGATTGTCGTTTTACTGTCTCCACCAAGAGTAGCAGCATCTACGTTTAAGTTATCTACAAAGTTTGTTGTTACACGTGCATCAATATCAGCATTAACTCTAGTGTCAGTATAATAAAGGTTAGTACCTTCTGTCAAATCAGATGTAGTCTTACCAGAAAGAGCCGCATCAAAGCGAGCCGTAGTATAGTAGAGGTTAGTACCCTCTGTAAGGTCTGTAGTAGACTTAGCACTAAAAGCAGTGTCAAAGCGACCTGTAGTATAATAGAGGTTAGTACCCTCTGTGAGGTCTGTAGTAGACTTACTAGTAAATGCTGTATCAAACCTGCCTGTAGTGTAGTACAGATTGGTGCCTTCAGAGATATCAGTTGTACTATGGTTGCTTACATCAGATACAGTACCTGTTACATTACCTACAAGGTCTGTAGCCAGGTCTTTGTTCATTACCCAGCGATCACTAGTAGAGTCGTAAGTAATAGTGGCACTAGCACCGTCTACTGTAAGCCCTGCTCCGTCAGCAGCAGCAGCATTAGCAGCACCATTAGCCACTGTAATGTTTAGATCTGTAACAGCTAAACTAGTAGAGTTAACAGTAGTTGTTGTACCATCAACCTGCAAGTCACCTGCAATTACAAGAGTACCTGTATTGTCACCGTGGGCAGCAGGGTCAATAGTAAAAGTAGCAGGGCCACGTAGGTAGCCTGTTGTAATAATATTACCTACACTAAGATCGTCATTAGCATCTAAAGTAATAGCCTTTTCAGCAGGTAGTGTAATAAACACATCTTTTGTACCTGCAGTAAAACTGACAGCTGACCCACCAGAGCTACTCTCTAGTACTGTAGTACGAGTTAGTGTATTAGATGAGTATGTACCTAATCCTACTTCCCACTCATCAGCATCCCTATGAGAGATTGCATAATATGTAGTGTTGCTATCAGCGAGTACAGAACTGAAGGACTGAAAGCCCTCTACAGCCCCGCCTAAGGTAGCCGCACCTGTACCTGTAACAGTAGAGGTTTCTTTAACTCTATCTTTAAGAACAAGAACCATGCGACTTATCCTTTATTAGGCAATGCGTACAATAGCGTTTGATGCGTCTGCAGCTGGCATCTGAATTACAAAGTCACCGTTAGTTGATGTCTTTGTGCCACCAAAGTCGATAACTGCAATAGCAGCATTACCCTGAGAAGCATTGTAAATGATGCACCCGTCAGCAGACACAGTAGCAGAGGCCCATGTTGTATCTGCGAAGTCTACAATAGCTGTAGAACCATCAAGTGAGATAACAGGGCTAGTCAGGGTATTACCCCCAGCTGTGTAGTTAGTACCTACAGATTCGTCTGTGTTTACAGTGACGTTACTATAGTTTGTTGTACCAGCGCCATAAGTGCCTGAAGGAGTATCCTTGATAAGAGCAATCTTAATAACGTCTGTATCTAAGTCGTGTTCACCCCCAAGAAGCTCTTCTTTGAAGCTGTTACACATTGCAGTAGTGATAGCCATCTTGAGATGTCCTTTCAATTAAACACAAAGGGGCCAGCGCTGGGCCAGCCCCTAAGTTATTACTGTTTAAGCAGCGTTGAAACGTGCTGTGATGATCGCTTCAGGGCGCAGAATCTTACGACCATAAAGCTGCATACCACGGCAGATGTCTGCGAAGCTATCTGGGTCACGGTACTTCTCTACTTTAGAGATCTGCTCAGCTGTTGCTACAGCAGAGTCGTGGCCCGCAACGATAACACCGTAGTTGTCATCTTGTGCAGTTGCACCACCTGTACCTGGACCTGTACCTACTGCAGGAAGGTTGTTAGACTGGTAAACACGGAAGCCGTGAATGTTGTCTGCCAACAAGCCGTTCATAAGACCAGAACCACCAAAGTCTGCGTTCAGAAGACGTGAATCTTCATCCTTCAGCATTTCGATGAACACGGGGTCAAGTACAATCCAACGACCACGTGTGTCAACATCCTGCTCATCCAAACGACGAGACATACGAGCAAGAACCTGCAAAGGTGTTGCTGTAGAAGTAGACACAGCAGTTGCACCTGTCAAGCGTGGAGCGAGTGGAATAGAGTCACCCGTTGTGCTTGCAGAAGGTGTTGTCGTGATGTTGCCAAAGTCAGACATATCCAACTTGTTAGAAGCCAACAGTTCGTCTGTACCTGCAGCTGCATCTGCTACAGTACCGTTAACAGTTGTGTTAACAGCGTTTGCAGTAGTGTAACCTGAGAGATACTTAAGAACATCGTTGTCCATCGCATCTGCCATTTTATAAGCAGCGCGATCTGTAGCCAAGTTCATGAAGTCGATGTGGCTATGCGCTTCTTCAATGTCGTCCAGTTTGAACATGAAGTAGTTAGCTTTGTCGATGGTCAGCTGGAAGTCCGTGTCAACGAGGTCCTGTGCCGTAACACCTGTACCACGCTGAAGAGCGTTCACTGTGATGTCTGGCTCTTTCATGATGCGAACAGAGTCGCCCTGAGCAGAAATCTCACCGAAGTAGTCGGAGTTTGTGATTGCGTTTACAACTGCAGACTTACGGAATGCAAGCTGTGCCTTTTTTGAGAAGATCTCTGGGGAGAAGTTCCCGTTGTTCAGGTTGGTATAACCTGATGCTTTTGCGAATGCCATTTTAATTCTCCTATAGATATGACATGTATTTAGGGAGTAGTAGTCAGTAAAAACATCATATCCACATAAGAGGCCAAGCTATTTCTAGGGTAACAACACAATAAGATTTGCAGGTCTTAGTGCGCTGGGCCTATACTCTGTTGGGTAGTTCTTTTAGTGGCTAGTGCTTTAATTGAGGGCTACATAGGCCGCTAAACCTATGCAGTACCTCTAGTTTAAGCATGACAGCCAACTTGTAGCCGTACATGCCATTAGTTTTACCTAAGATGCTCTGGTTGTCAATGCTTTATTGAGAAACATCGTAGATAAACTTACCAGAACGCATTGCGTCCATGATCTCGTCTTGCCGCTTGTCAAACTCGTCAAGTGACATCTTGTTAACCTGAGACTCGCTTAGCATATTGCTAGACTCTTCTGCATCTACAACAGTGCGAGCACCTCTTGTTTTAACTGAGGCTGCAGCACCCTTATCAGCAGAAGGCTTCTTAGTCTTGATACCCATGTCTACTTTGTACATGTCAATGACACGTGCTACAGAGTCTACATCATCTGGGTTATCATATAGGGCGTTCTGATATACTGGTGGCTGCTTCTCTGCCCATGCATGAAAGGCGTCATCCTCACGGATATCAGCAAAGTCAGGGTGACGCTGTAGTAGAGCTACTTCTGCTTTCTCACGCTTAGCTGCATCACGCATAGCCTCTACTTCTTTAAGGCGACTATCAATCTCAGAGGAACGCTCCTGTGCTTTCTTATCAGCAATAGCTTCAACAAGACCTGCAACATCAGGGTACTTCTTAGACCACTCATCAATGTCCTGTTGTGTCTTAGGTAGTACAAGCTCATTATCTGCTGCACGTTTAAGCTGCGCTTCCATAGTGGCAATGCGCTCTTCTAGGGCTTTCTTCTGCTCTGAAGAATGGCGACGTAGATCACCGTAGCGTTGCTTAAAGGTTTTCTCTTCTGCAGATAGTTCCTCTTCTTCTTTCTGAGGCTCTGGTTCTGCTTTACGAGTTTCTACCTCTTCTACTTCAACCTCTTGGGCTTCTACACTCTCTGTCTCTTCTTCTTCATTGAGTGTACCCTCTAGCTCTGCTATCTCACGCTCTTGTTGCTTAATACGTGCTAGATTACGGTTGTGCATTGCACTGTCTACTGTAGGTGCTGCGTTTGCCATTCTTGTAGTCCTTTTTTATGTTGGGGCCAGCCTTATTGCTGGGTAGCCTTATAGTTGGTTATTGTAGTTGTTGTTATTCGAAGCCGCTAGTGTCTATACTAAAGTCGTAGTCATCGTTTGCAGAGAGGCCTTCACCCGTATCATACGATTTAGTTTCACTCAACTCATTAGAGTACTTTCCTGTGCCGCCTGTTCTGCGGTCACCTCCTACAGAGCGCCTTAAGCCAGGCCCTTGAACACCGCCTTTTCCGTCAAAGCCTAATAGATCCCCTAAGAGCGTATCGCCGAAGTCAATTCTACCATCATTGTTTACGTCATTCAGAGTTCCACCGCCGCCTAGCAAGCCGCCGCCACCAAGAATACCTTCACCCTTTTCTTTGCCTCGCATTGTAGCATCCATATGTACCTGTGCGTAGGCATCTTTTTCAGCCTGAGTAGTAGCATTCATGTAGCCGTCTCTAGCCGCTCTAGCAATAGCAAAGCCATCCGCTCTACCAGCTAGTCCTGCGATCAAACCTGCGCCAGGAAGAGCGAGACCTGCAGCCTTACCCGCAACACCAAGTGTCTTCTGAGACTGAGCTAAAGATTTACTAAGCTCTTCAGGCGTCATATCCTTAAAGCGTTCACTCTGCTCTGCTGCTCTTTCTCTGTCTTCCTCTTGCTGCTTAGCGTACTCATAAGCATCGCCCTCTTCACTCACAACAGGGGTAGTAGAGCCTGTACTCTCTGCGACATTAGAAGCACTAGCCTCTCTGTAGCCTGGAGGAATAGAAGGTACTGCAACGCCATTTACAAACCTAATACTCATGGTTTGACCTTGATCGTTTACGTAGGTTTTTGTTACAGATGGTGCTGGACTTGCAGGAGGGGCCACATCTTTCATAAAGTCAGGCCTAACCATTTTAGTAACATCACCGCCTTCATCATAACCGCTTACAAGGCCACCCTCAGCCATCTGCATTTCCATGTCTGGTGCTTGACGTACTTTTAGTTCACGAATATCAAAAGGTAGTTCTTCATCCTCCTGAACTGGCATGTCATCCATAACAGGCTCACCACCAATGCGACCATCATCGTCAAGCTCTTCCATCTTTGTCTTAGCTTTGTTACGGAGGTCCTCGAAGAACTTTAGACCATAGTAACGCAACACGTCAGCAGGTACAACATACTCGCCCTCAGATAGCTTAGCATCAATGTTATCACGTACCTCTTCAGGCAGTGCACCTGGGGGGACTTCATTGCCTGACACAGGGTCTACGTCTGCTCGTACAGACTTAAACACTTCACCTGTCTGCTCACTTACGTCCATTAATCTCATCCCTCATTAGTTTTAGCTTACGTAGCATGTTGATAGCACCCTGTGCTCTATGTAACTCATCTGCTGCTGAGAGGCGCTCCATAGTCACGTGCTGTGTAATAATGCAGGAGTCGTAGTACGATACCAGTGCGTCCCACGACTCTTTGTCATTAACAATCTTTTTAAGCGACATTACCGCTAAATCCTTGTTCACCTGGGGCAGGAGCCATGCCTACACCTGTTTGACCACCGCCACCACCAGAAGTGTCAGCTACCTGTGCACCAGCGGGTCCTGCAGCAGGTTGTCCCTCTTGCGCTGAGCCTTGTGGCATAGGTGCACCATCAGGTCCTGTAGGGGGTGGGGCTGGCTGCTGGAAACCTTTAAGAATCTCTGCTTGGATAGCAGCATCTTGCATGGAGTTAGTAACCTTATCAGGGTCAAGGTCCATACTCTTAGCAATCTCACGAATAATATAGTCCATCTTAGCAAAGGGTGCAAGTGTTGGGTTCTGTGCAACCTGAAGGAACTGCATAAGGCGCTGAGAGCGTACCTCATTAGCCATCAAGCTCTCTGTACCAGATGCCTGTACTTCTAAGTCCCCTCTGATGTCCTGATCAAAGTCGAACTGCATGTTAAACGCAAAGAAAGCGCGACCCAAAGGACGAAGCAGATAGTCATCAACATTCTTGACCACGGTACGAATACTACCATTAGCAGCAGACATAAGCATACTAATGCCACTTGCTGTGCGACCCACACCGCTAACACCTGTTTGCCCATGAGCAAAAGAAGGGAATCCAGTAGACTCATCAGCTAGAACCCTCGCCTTATCAAAGAGTTGCATGTTTTCTTGTGCTACGTTGGGGAACTTAGTACCAAAGATAGCCTGACCTGGAGCACCGCCCTGACGTCTAAACACTTTGCCTGGATAGAGAGCCATATCTTGGCCTGGCACTAGGTTAGTCTCATCTACCTCAATGATAAGGTTACCAGACAGTGCCGCATTGTCAATAGCCATACGCATAAAGCCATTCATCAGAGTCTGCGTATCATCCATATTCTCTGCAATACCAATACCAAAGAAGCTATAAGGGTTATGCTCATACGGTACAGCGTAGTAAGGAATACGTGTAGGCTTGAAAGGGTTGAGTACAAAGCGGATAACTTCACCGTTACATACCCAGATGTTACAGTTTAGTTCATCCATGTCTTTGTATTCACGGGGAATAGACACACCATTCTCTTCTAGGTGCTCTACATCTACGTAACCCCAGAACTCTAGGACTTCCCAGCGCTCAGAGTCAGGCTGAGCATCATCGTCAGCCATATGTGTTTCCCAGTACTTCTGTACATAGTCAGGGCCACGCTTAAGAGCAGCCTCAATAGCATCCTTCATAAAGAAGGGGCGCTGCCTTAGACTGCGTAGCTGTGTGCGAGACATCTTATGCCTCTCAACACAATACTCTGCATCTTCCATACTAGACGCCTCAGGGTCAGGATAGAAGTCCCATACAGATACGTGATTCGTTTCAGGTACAGTCTTAATCAGGGGATCATACTCACCCTCATCATTCCAGTTAGGGTACTCTTTATCTACAGCAAAGGGACCCTTCATAACACCTGTACCAAGCAGAGCCTGTTCAAACGCCATAGAGCGCAAGTGCATAGCAGCACCAGACTCGCTAAGCTGGTCGTGGATCTTCTTCTCCATCTTTTTGGCAGCTACCATAGCTGGATGGAAAGTAACCGTTGTAGGGCCTGTGCCAGAGCCTTCAATGATTTTCTCTGATACAGGTTCTAGCTTATTCTGTAGAGGCCCTAGTCGCTTCGCTAGTTCAGCAATAGTCTCACCAGGCTCTAGCTTTGTGTCAGGTCCAATCAAGTAAGGCTTAGCTGGCTCATCATTAAAGGCACCCTTTAGGGCCTCTCCTGCCTGCTCTGCATTAGGATCAATATTAATGTGTACAGCCTCAGATACACCATCAGGTAGTACACTAGGGTTAACTGTAAGAGGGAACTTATTGTTACCGAATAGTACGTCAATAATCTGACCGTATGCAGCCAGTGTCTTGGTCTTAGTTACCTTAACAAACACGCGAGACTTTTCTGTGTCTGTGAACTGTACATCAGGTCCGTACAAACCTCTGTAGTTGCGATAAGCGCGTAACCAGCGCTCCTCATCTCCGCGTCTAGCATCTTCAGAGCGACCAAAGCGCTCCTCAACAAAAGAGACTACACTAGGCTTAGATTCAAAGAAACTCTCAGAACCATCCTCTGCTGCTGTAACTTCATCTGTTTCGAATGAGAGTTCATCCATGTCTTGTGGCATTTGAGGTATCCTTAATAGCCGAATCTTGAGTCTGCTGCTTGAAAGCCAGTACGCTGCTTAGCGGGATCATAATCCCATATAGAACTTCTTGGTCTAGTCATGATGCCATAGCGAAGAGCGTCATATAGGTGGTCTTCTGCATGTGTATCAACATCCTCTGGGTTCTTCTTGTCTAGAGGAATAGAAGGCACTTGTGCGATAGTGTTTGTACACGAAGCCATAAACACCATGCGAGGCTTTTCTGTAAACTCATCTATCTGTAGCCTGCGGTGTATTTCGTTCTTACCAGAAACACGAGAGCCTCTAGAGCGATCTGAAGGTCGCCACCTGCAACCCTTCATGTTCATCTGTTCTGCTAGGCTAGGACCTGTATCACCCCTGTTGTGCCAGAGAGAGGAGTCCAATACACCGTAACGTATAGTACCATCTTCTGATTCTGCATCCAGTACCATATCAGCTAGATCAGTAGCAGTCACCTTGGAGCAATACATCTCACGATACACAATAAGCTGCTCATCAGGAGCAACAGCAAACCAGAGAACCCCTGAGTACGAGCCGTATCCATAGTCGCAGGCTCTAAACTTAGTCCAACTAGAAGGTACTTTAAAGTCATCAACTACATGTATCTTTCTGTTAAACTCAGGGAAAGCTGCACCCTCGTTAACATCCCAGTTACCCTCTAGCAGCTGCTTACGCTGGTGTTCAGGTAGAGAGAGTAGCATGGCTTCATAGTCGCCGCTCTCAGCAAGGTAAGGGTTGTCAAACAGGCTAGCAGGAATGAACTTGCGCTTAAACAGAGGCTGGCCTGCTTTACTGTGGCCTGCAGGGAACTTAATAGTTTCCCCTGTCTCAATGTTTGTAGCCCAGAAAGACTGATTAGAGGGTGAAGGATCAATAAACGTCTTCTTAACCCACGAATGCCCAGCGCCACCAGGGTTAGTTGTAGCTCGCATATACAAACCCAACTCCTTAGAGTGAGCACTACGTAAGCGAGAACGCATATAGTCCCATGCATAAGGGGAGGACCACTGTGTAAGTTCGTCAAACCCTAGCCAGTTAAAAGCCTGACCTTGATAGCGTGTAACGTCTGTATCCTTATCTAGGTAGGACATCCAGAGCCTACCGCCTTGAGGTGTAGTCCACTGTGACTTACGCTCTGACCACTTAATACCAGGCACAGCCTTAGGGTATAGCTCTTGGCTCTTCTGTATAAGTTCACGAAGCTCTTCAGTAGTGTGACGTACAAGCAACCCAGAGAAGTTAGGGTTATTCAAACCGTGCAGAGGGTCAGCAAGCATCGCATAGGATTTACCACCACCTGCGGAACCGCCGTATAGAACCTCTCGCTCTGATGCAGATAGAAACTCTGACTGAGGGCCAGGGTTAGGCTTAAACACAATATCCTGTGCTTCTTCTACGTCAAACGGCTCTGCTTTTACTTGGGCAGGTACTGTCTCAGCTGTCTCCGCTTTCGACTGTGTAGTAGCCTGTGCTTTGCTTTTCGAGCCTCTCGATTTCCTTGAGGGCTTTTTCGAGCCGCCTGGTAAGCTGGCGTTTAATTGTAACTGCTTTCTTACGTCGTCGCTCAATGTCTACTCTTTTCTTTAAGCCCATCGCAGTAATGCTGCGGCCTGTTTGGGTAGTTAACCAAGCAGCTACCTCACGGTAACTATACTGTTTTAAGTGTTTCTTTGCTAGCTCTAATGCCTCTAGTTCATCTACTACAGGTAATAGTATACTAGTATTTTCTTCAGACTGAGTGTAACCAAAAGGTATCTGACGTCTAGTTACCATTACTATAGGGTGCCAAACTCGCTTCTCACCCTTCGCTGGCATAGGTAGTTGCCAGAACCCTAGATCCCTACTGTAGTCAAACTTAGGCACACTGTTACTCGTTTACGCCCTCTTTAGGTGGAAGATAAAAGATACCGCCACCAGAGGAGCTAACATCTACTTTGTCTACTTTACCAAGTCCTGCGCGGTCTAGCAAGTCTTTTGCAGCAGCCATCTTCTCTTTAATGCCTAATTCAGTAGGGTCAGAGAGTGCATTCACAAGAGCCATTACAGCTTTAGGTGCTGTGCGTGAGAAGTGAGTGCGTGTAGCATCCGCTATCTCATCCTTTAGGTTGTTAACAATAGTACGTGTAGGTGTGTTATCACTGTAGCCTGCAAGCTGCTTAGCACGTACAACATCCCCGTTAGCCTCATCAAAGAGTACTTCTAGGAAGAGTTGTTGTTTTTCTGTTAAGGTCTTGTTAGCCATTATCGTGTTCCTCAGAGGGGATTGTCTACCAGAGAGTCATACGCTTTCCATATGTCATCAATCTCTGTTTCTAGTGTATCTAGTGTGTTATCTAAATTATCTGTAACAGTTGTAGCTTTATCTACTTGGCTACGAAGGTCAAGCAATACTTTCTGCTGTTCTAGTATCTGTGTCATGTTAGTAGACAGCTGTGCTAGTTTAGTATTCAAGCCACGCACATCATTATCCTGAATAGCCTGCTCTAGTGTTTGAATGCGAGAGGTAAGCTGCGCAGCTTTTGCATTGAATGACTCACTATTCTCCGCAACAGCAGCAATACCCGCCTCTACACCGTAAAACCTCTGCAGTGTATCATAAGACCACCACACACCACCTGCAACAGATGAAAGAACAGGAAGTGCAACAGCAACCATCCAGCCCTTAATGTTGTAACCACCTATGCTAAAACCTACGTCCATCACTTTGTTGGGTACCCACCGTACTCGTTGATGTACTCACCTGCGCCAAAGATGTCCGCAGCAGTCTTCATGTCCTGTGATAAGTAACCCTGAAAGCCCGTACCAAACCCTGAGTCACCCCAAGTAATTACAAACTCATCAATAGACTGTGTGTAGGTGATAGCTGTGTAGCTACCTACCATATAGTTACCCTGTGCAGCGTAATTATCTACAGTAGCAGTTAGTTCTGCATTATTAGCCGCAGCCATAAAGGCACCAGCCTGTTGTGCATACTCTTCTACTGCAGCAACAGCATCATTATACGTATTTGCTTCCTCTGCGTCTAGGCTATATGCGTCTGTCTGAAGCATACTTTGTAGCTCTACCTGCTCAGGCTTGGTGTCAGCCTCAGATGCAACTGCAGCCACCTCTACAGCAGCCATAACTATGGATGTAGCTGCATTCAGGTTATCAACTGCAATGCTTAGGCTATTCATAGCCGCTGCATGTTCCTGCATGAATAGCTGTTCAGCTGTCTGCGCTACAGCGTAGTCATGGTTTAGGACCATATCCTTGGCACTGAGGTAGTTGCTTAACTCTTCTGGAGTGATAACACCCTCATTCAGAGAGTTATCCTCAATAACGCCACCAATAGCGGCATAACCTACAGCACCAACTGTTAAAGTGTTACCCTTACGGATGCGAGCCTGGATGTCGCTAATAGAATCAAGTAAGGCATCAATCTTTTCCTGCCCTGTTAGCTCGTAGTTAGTCTCTGCGCTTGCTACTGCGGAAACGCTCACTAAGGCTGAGCTTAGGAGTAGAGTCCTGTACAAGTTCTTCATCCGTGTCTTCCTCTCCTACCCTAAGAAGGGCGTCCCAAAAGTCTTTCTCTAGTTTATAACCCACAATAAAAAGCTCTGGGCTATCTCTGTACTTGTTAATAGCTGCTCTCCCCATAAGCAACTTACCTGTTTTACTGTCGTTGATAGGGCATGGTGTATTTGCTAGCATCATACTGCGAAACACAGAAGGATCTTGGCATAATACAGAAATAGCAGAAACCTGTAATCCTAAACCGCCTACCTGCTGAGGTGCACCTAGAAGTCTTGCATTCTTTCTGCGGTTACAGGAGTCATCCTGCTCCATACCGCCACTGGATAGTCCTACTACAGATATTTGTATCCCTGCAGTCTTAGGTATCAAACAGGAGTCATTACCACCGCCACCCATCATAGTAGGTGCTATCGCACTCATTACAGGCGCTGGACTACCTGCACCCGTAGCATTGTAGTTATTGGTAACAGTCTCATCAGTATTGTTGCTATCAACAGTAGAATTGTCATAACCACTAGAGAAGTCACCAGTAACATCACCTGCTATTACAGGTGTCAGCCACAGTGTCAGCGTACTCAGGGTCCATACACAGAAGCTTAAGAGCGGCTTCTTCTTGCCCGATACTGTATAAGGTTTGTGCATTTAAGTTCCGCTGACATTTAGCATCGCCTATTCTACAGGATGCAGTATATACTGTTGTATTAGTAGCGCATCCTGTAGTTATACTCGTAAGTAAGCAGAAAGCAATAGCTTTAGTAGCCGCGTAGTACGCGCTGTTTGAGTTCACCACGTGTTAGACCCATATCTCTAAGCTGATAGTCAGTCATATTGTTAAGAAGATAGTAGTCTACCCTACGCTGTCTTCCTTCGATGATCTTAAGTACAATGTTAGCTACCCAAGCTTTTAGTTTCTCTAGCATGTCGTATTCCTATGTGTGTGTATGTTTATGCTGCACTGCAGCGCTACACATAGTTATACTCAAAGCTTTTAGATATTGTACTTACAAGTACGCATACCCGCTACCCTACAGGTGCAAACGTCTCTGTTACAGTAAGAATAGTATCAACATGAGCGGCTGTGCTGGGTGTAATCTGAATACGGTCACCTGGCTGTAACACAATCTCAATGTCAGCAAAGGTTACATACTCATCTGCACCCAAGTTCTTACCCTGCAGGAAGTGTGATGTATAGTCATCCTCTTTTACATACCACTCTACTTCAATATCAGTGTTACCTGAAGTATTGATGATATGAATGAAGGATATCTCAGCTACACAATTAGGAGGACATGTATACACATTCTCTGTAGTTGTACCTGTATTGTGACCATATACAGATTTCCTACGAGCAGGTCTACCCTGATGTGTAAGAGCTACCATTACTCAGCAGCCTTCTTTTTAGTAGGAGCCTTCTTAACAGCCTTAACCTTAGGTGCAGGAACACCCTTAGCGGTAATCTCATTGATACGAGGGTCTTTACACCAAGCCTGACCAAAGCGATCCTCACCAGCACAAGAATTGCCCAGCGCATCAGTTACCTGACCCTGAGCGTCTACTGTAAGGCCGATCTTCTCTAGCTCAGCTTTCCACTGTTCGTAGTACTTCATATTCTATTTGCCTCTATACTTAGCTGTCTTCTTAGCAATCTTCTTGGGTTGGGCTACATGCTGCTTACCCGCCTTAGTACCTTTACGCTTAGCACGGCTTGTAGCAGCGTATTCTGCATCACTGAGAGCATCTCTAGCCTTCTTAGGTAGGTAACGCTCTCCTGTGGCCTTCTTGCCTTGTGTGGAGGGTTTACCAGACTTGGTACCCCACTTTTCTTTAGTCCACTTCTTGAGAGACTTCTGGGGAGCCTTCATTTGTAACCCCCACCATTCTCTTTGTATTTCTTAGCTAGCATTTGCGCCTTACGTGCAGACCACTGCCCTGCCTTACCACCCTTAGTACCTGCTTTGATACTCTCAAAGAGACGCTTACGCATGGCTGGCTTAGTGTAGTTACCTGCTTCGTTAACCTTAGATTTAGTCTTCTTCTTAGGAGCGCTGGGCATTAGGTACTCTCTCCTATCTTAATACACCCACCTTTTACATGAAATGCGTAGGAACTAAAGGCGTTTACTGCAGACTGAACTACAACACCACAAGCCTCTTCAGTAAGTAGTAACTCACCTGGCCTAGCAGAGATGCTACACGTCTGTGTAGAAGCAGTAGTACAAATTAGTATAGTTGCTAGCCACATATTACCACTTAGCCTTATCAGCCCAGTAAGCCGCAGAGAGCTTACCCTTTTTGATGTTCTTAGCATGTCTAGCCTTAAAGCTAGCACGTTTCTTCTTCATAGCATCAGACTCACCCGCCTTAGGCTTACCTGCAGTCTTAGCACCCTGCTCACCAAAGCGGATAGTCTTAATAGTGTCACCCTCCTTAGCAACAACTACGTGTGACTTCTTAGGGTGATTAGGTGTGCGCTTTGGCTTGTTGTAGCCAGAAACACCAACACGATCTAGTCTAGGATCCTTTGACACTATTCTTAGCCTCACTACTCTTGTTCTTGCTGTAGGCCTGTCCACCGTAGAAAGCAGCTACAATAGCAGCTACAGATACAAAGTATACAGATGCCATACTGCCCAGTACATTAGCTGCTTCACTTAAGCCCAGCGCTACAGCTAGTACTACAGCGAAAGGGTAAAGAAGCATACCAAACAAAGCAAACCATGCCATGTTGCGCTGGGCGTCTTCCTTCTTGTCCTCATTCTCAAAGCGTACTTTACGCTCATAGAGTTCAATCTCTTCATTAGTGATAACCCCATCGCCGTCACTATCAGCCTCAGCCCATATGGAGTTATCATCTAGCTTTGTCATAACGTCTTACTTAGTACGCTTCTGTCCAGGCTTCATAGAAGCACCACAGCTTACCATGCCGCCCTTAGCGTAGCCTGACTTCTTCTTAGCCATACCACCCTTAGACATAGCTTTCTTAGCAGCCTTGCCCATGCATTTACCTGCAGCACTACACTGCTTAGGGGTAGGACAGTCTTCACACATCTTAAAGTTAGGCATATATTGTTTCTTTCCTGTAGGACGCTAGCGCTTACCAGCTTTTGCATTACGAGGGATACTACGGTTAGTCTTCTTAGATACTACACGTAGGTTCTTCTTTGAGTTATCCTTGGGGTTACCGTTCTTGTGATCAACATCCTTGCCATCACCCTTACGTACCTTACCAGCCTTAGCCATAGCACTACGAGCAGAGTTACGTGATGCACGTTTCTTCTTCTGCTCAGCTGTACCTTGGTAGTTACTGTATTCTTTCTTGTAGTTACGCATTACGGAGTCTATCCTCTATTTCCCAGGTACGCTCTCTGTCAGGCTCAAAGACGTCCTTACGGTGTAGCATACCCTCAAGATACATAGCACGTTCAATACGGTCTAGGGAGTACAACTCACCTGTGTCGTTTTGTATAGCAGCACGTGCATAAAACACATCAGACATAGGGATGTGTACTCTTAGCTGCGCATCAGGGTTACCACTAAGTAACACCTCATAAAAGTGCTCTAATACAGCATCAGATGCGTGTAGTTTTACCTTCTTAGGCATAGTTGTCAACACAATTCTATCAAGTACAAGGGGGATTATGTAGTGTTAGTACAGAGAGCTTACTGGGGAGGAGCAGATGTCACCGCAAAGTCATTACGACTTATAGGGAGTTTAACTCAATCTGTACTAACACTACAGGTAGTAACTACATTTATGTACAAACGGGGAGAGGAGGAACCCTGTACGTAGCTACTATAGGAACAGTACACTATAACTTACAACATGTAAATAGCTAACTACTGTATAGTTAAACTATATTGTTACAACATTTCCTATGTCCACTACCTTATATGTAACAACACTCTTTTATGTTAACTACTTTCTTATGTTTTAACTATCTTTTATGTAATTACTTAATAGTTTAACTATAGGCTGCTACTGCTACGCAGTTATAACCATAAAGAGACCTCTCACAACCCCTAAAATGCACTGTAACATAAAAAGTGAACAGAATGTACTACTATTGTAACATTTGTAACACTTCGTGAGTAGCATAGGATCCCTATCTTAGGGTACCTTGGCATGTGGTCCATAGGGGTGCCCCTCCAGGCTAGCCTATAAAAGCACTACATAAGGCCAGTTTGGTATACATAATAGGTCCAGATGCAAAAAACCACTTCTGTGTAGATGTACATGTACGTATAACGTGGCACCCCCGTGTGGCCCACGCACCCCGCCAAACAAAAGAGGGCAAAACCCTTATTTTTATGGGGAAAACAGTCATTCAAGGCGTATTTGTGCGCTCATGATCATGCAATGCCCTAGAAACAGTCATGTAAGCCATTGAAAACACTGCATTTCATGAGTGACTAAAGATCACCCTTTCGGCATGTATCAAAAAAACCACTACCCCTATGCAGGATAGTGCACAAAACCACACTAGGGATGCATAAAAGTGCACACATGCCAAACGCTGCAGAAAAGCACATATGAAAAGCTCATGTGCACATATGCACAACATTAATAGAATAACAGTTACAACACATAACAGTTACAACACATAACAGTTACAACACATAACAGTTACAACACATAACAGTTACAACACATAACAGTTACAACACATAACAGTTACAACACATAACAGTTACAACACATAACAGTTACAACA